TAACTTGTGAATTATCTTGCACAGAATTAATATTACTGGCAGCTTTAGGAGTCATAGCAGCTGTTCTTAATTCTACATTCTCTGCAGATATATTCATTAAATCGGATCCAGTACTATCTCTATTAGCGGATGCACTAGTACCATTAGCTGTATCCATACTTAATATACCTTGGATTCTTTTATAATTTGCTACTGCCTTATCCACATCGTCGCCGAGATTTACCAGGCCGTCAGTCTTAAAATTAGTGCCTCTTTTTAATGTACCACCTTGGAGTATTGTTTCAAGTAGTCTGACATTATCATCCAAGTCAGTTATTGCACTACCCATCTCAATAGAAATTTCACCCATAGAGGACATTCTTTCAAATACATCTGCGAAGTTACTGAATGCATCTGCACCAGCTTGAATAGTATCTGCTTTTTCACCAACCTCAATCGCTTGTTCAATAGGACTTTTAGCTCCAGTAAAGAAACCTACAATAGAAGCACCGAGGTCAGATAGAGCAAGGACACCTTTACCACCTGCAAAGGCCGTCAGTCCAAGACCTAAAGATGTAAGAGCTCCAGTAGCAGCAAGTGTTCTTTCTTTATCTGCATTCTCACCTATGGTTAATAGTTTATCTACTTCTGATACGATTGAATCTGCAGAACTGGCAGCGTCACCTACTCCTGCAAAGAATGAACCCACACCGAATGCCGCAAGACCTGTGCCTAATGTTCCAAGTGCACCAGTTGTTTTTGCCACATCACCGAATGATAAGTCTGCAATACTAAGTAGAGTGGTAATATTACTTACAATGTTTTCAGCCCAATTACCACCGCCTGAGAATTTCTCAATAGCTTCAGATGCACCATCTACAGCAGATGCAGTGGCAGAACCAATACTAAATGCAATCAAACCTGCACTTAGAGCGGCCATGGTTCCTGCTATTTCTAAACTACTACCACCACTTGTGTCTATAGAAAGAAGAGTTTCTACGTTATCTTTAATTGACTTTGCAAACCCCTCATTACCCGAAAACTTTGTAACTGCTTCATCAACACCAGTTACTGCTGCCCCAGTTGCAGAACCTGCACTAAATGCCAGAAGTCCGAGTCCTAAAGCTGCCATAGTAGCAGATACACCAGCTACATTCCCAACAGACATACCTTCAAGGTCTGCTATAGATATTAAAGTAGCCACATTTGCTTTTATCTTCTCTGGCCAACCACCACCTTCAAACTTGTCTATTACTCCTTGACTTAATGCTGCAGCACTTGAGCCAGCAGAGAATATTAACAGACCCGCACCAATAGCAGCTAGGGTTCCAAAGACTTCTGCCGCGGCTCCTTCATCTGCATCTAACCTAGAAATTCCTAATAAATCATCTACGTTCTGTGTTATCTTCTTACCATCCATATCCTGAATGGTTTTAATTAAGAATGCACTTGAAGCAAATACGGCAGCAACACCTACGGCCGCTGCACCTACACCAAGTCCTGCACCACCTAACATTTTCATAAATCCGCCGCTACCACCAGCAGCAGATGAACCACTACTTCCACCATTTTGTGGTATACCAGATGAACGCATTTCTTTTAATTCATCTCTGATTTCTTCAAAGATACTTGCTCTTTCACTAGCCGTTTCTTTGTCGCCAAGTTTATTGGCATTCATTGTTTCAAAGAAATTATCAAATCCAGTATTAACCCTATCACTCATATCCAACGAAGCTTGTTGGATCTTTTTCATTTCCAATAGATGACGTCTAGTATTTCTACCATCTCGCTCGATCTCGGATGTGGCACGATTATTCTCTGCCATGAGTTCGACTAGTTGTTCTAAAGTAGCGCCCTTTTCTGGTGGTGTAGGATTATCTTTCATGTCTTATTCCTATTTCTTATTGAAGGCCTGGGCACCAAAAAATGCTGCCACAATACCTGCTACGGCCACAAAATATGTTGGGGCCATATCTCCTAAAGTCTTTTGTGCCTGATCCAAACCAACTAATGAAGCAACTACTACTGCAAATGGATATAGTAACATACCTCCAAGAGCAAACCACGCCATCTTTCTCTGAGCGTCTCTCATCGCATCTTGGTCGTCAAGTTCCTTTCTTTTAAATTCTAAGTACATATCTTGTTCAGCTTTAGATACTTTACCATCGCCATTTGTATCAGCTGGATGATGTCCACTAGCTTTTAATTCTTCTTCCATTACATTCCCCTATATCCACCACTCTTGGATTTATGTTTTAAATTTTCGTCTTCAATATACTGCTTTAATAGAGCAACATATATCTGCCTCTCCCATGGTATCATACTTTCTAGTTCAGTTAAACTATAGTTGTGATGCTGCATTAATGCAAAGTTAGTGTGATAAAAGTTTTCTAAACTCTCATGCGAGAGGCTTATGAAAAAAAACTATTAAGTCCTTTTAATTCAACCTCATTTACTAACTTACATTTAGCGCAGGTAAACTCACTATAGTATGATACACTAGGAGTATCCTGAAAGAATGCTTGAACTAACTTAAACTGTTCTGTGTTTAAACTCTCAATAAATTCTACCAAGTCTTCCCGTTTTTCTTTCTTTGCACTATAAACATTATCTTCATCAAAAATACTTTCAATACAATCAACGATTAAGTCCATAATACCTTCAACTGATTCTATCTTTTCAGGATCAAGTTTCCCGATAACTTCAGCTGTAGGGTATTTCATTTTAATACCAACACCATTTGAATCCCCAAACAGTATAGTACCATCTGTTGAATCCGGTTTATGAATTTTAATATCGTCAATATTAATATCCAAAGGATTCATTATGCCGCATTCTTCACCTTTACATTTAATTTGAATTTTCATTTCTTCACCAACTGATTTTGCTCTCAGTTGTAAGAATAACATTTCAACATCAAATACTGTAAGATTATCCAACGACTCTAATTCATAGCAGCTTTGAATTATACTTCTTACTGCTTCACTAATTTGCACTGGGTCGTTTGATTCCAATGCAATCATTAATACCTTTTCTTCTTTTACCAAGTAAGGTCTCATATTTAATTTTTCCCCAGTAGACGGTAATTCAACCGTATAACGAGGAACACTCATTTTTGGCAATGCCATTATATTCTCCTAATATATTATATTCCTAGGGCTCCTAATGCACTTCTAAATCCTGATAGGGTAGAAGATAAGGGTCCTTCGGGTACATAGTTATCGTAACTAAATGTTACAGTCATCTTCTGGACAGCACTTTCACTATTATTGTCCAGAGTTATTCCAGAAACAGTGGTAGGAAAGGCATTTTCTAACCTTACACCATATACTGGAACATCTTCTTGATTCAGTTGCTGTATTACAACATCTGAAGTAAAATCTTTTTTAAATTTGGCCTTAAATTTCTGGTCATCAAATACTTGCTCTAACCATCCATCAAACAAAGTTTTCATATAATAATCATTGGTTAGTAAGAAAGTACACGACACATCTTCGTTTATAAAAGAGTATGGTATTTTTACTGCTTGTTTTTCTGCAGTATAATCTAAAGTAGTTATTTGACGTCCTGGAATTGTTACATTTTCACATAACATAGAAATATCTCTTGGGTCATTAATCATAGATTTAAGACCACCACCAGAAGTTAATGCACCAATAAGGCCGCCGGCACTTAATAGACCACCTTGGGGTGGTGTAAAGATAATTTGAAATCTATTCGGTTTTGCAAGTCCGCCACGTTTACCTATAGTACTTGTTAATTTATCTATTGACATATGTTATTTCCCACCTTGGTAGACCTTTCTGGAATCTGCCCAGACTGATCTCGCGCTCTTCTTCTTAAATTGTTGAATTGGTAGATAGATTGCTGTCTCCCAATCTGTCATAGGTACTCTTGACATCTGCGATTTCACATTTGTCATTAAATATCTTTTAAAACATGGCTCATATTCTTTATACTTCTTAACACCTTGTAGTAAATCATAACGTAGTCTATTTAACCTAGAATCATTAGTTAATTTTTTAGGGGCCAGTTTAAATAATTCATTTAATAATCTGGCACGAGCTACAGGGTTTACATAGTGTAAATTTAATCCGTAGAATCCGCCAGGAGCCGGGCCGACAACAATAGTTAATGGGAATTTATCGTAATATGGTAATGTGTCTTTGGTTTTAGGATCATAGAAATACATAACCATATCACCTACAAGAACCTTACTTCTTTTTTCTAATGCATCATCTTTTAGAATACTTGTCCTAGAAGGTATAGCAAGTTCTCTGACTTTACCAGTAAACCATTCTTCTGATTCAGGAGTCCTTGAACGGATTCCTGCTCTAAAAGCAGCTGCACTTATTTTATCGAATATAGACATATATGTATTTATATCAACCTTTGATTAGTTTAATGCCTAGATTAGTTAAAGTGTCTTCTGTCCATACCTGAAATTTCCATCCTTTATGATCTGCATATTGTTGTGCAGCTTCCCACTTGGATGTATTCTTAATATAAGTAGTGACCTCGTTAATATACCTTTTGGTCTTACGAGATCCTTTCTTTGGCGGCATAGTTTGATTCTTTGGTTTTATTTCAACCAATATAACATCTTTATTATCTAGCTCAATCAACAGGTCTACATAGTACCTATGAAGTTTGTTATCAGTTTTACATTTATATGGTACAACAATCTCTTCGCTATTCCATTTTTTAACTCTAGGGTTAGTCTCGCACCATCTAAATGCTTGTCTTTCCCATAGTGAACGATAAACTACCTTAGATGCATCACCCAAGTACTTTCGTTTATCTTTAATTGTGTATTTCCCTCTGTAAGCCATTATAAATACCTTTATAGTAAATTATTATTTATAAGGGAAATAAACATGACCGAGGGTGCAGCAACAACCGAGAATAGTGATAAGGCCAAAGAAGAGTCAACCATTTTTACCTTTCCAGCACGATTAAGAGCAGAAACAGATAATGGTGCTGCTCATATTAGGTTTAAAGTAATTGATAAAAACGAGACAGGGCCGACAGTACATTTATTCATGCCCTTGGGTGTGAATGTACCCGATGCTGCTGCATATACTACCATGGACTTAGGTCTTGTGGGTGGTGGCGAAAGTTTTCTTAAAAATGCTGCCGCAGGTGATGCTGCTGTTCAATCATCAGACATGATTGCTGCAGGTGCAACTGCTGGTGGTATTGCTGCTACTAAATTTGGAGACTCACTTGGTGTAGGTGCTTTAACTGGTGGTACAGCTCAATTAAGAGCAGGTGTGGCGTCTAACCCTTATACAGAGACACAGTATACTGGTTCCAATATCCGATCCTTTGGTTTTACATTTAAACTTGTTTCAGAAAGTGCTGCCGAGGCTGATACTGCATTGGCCATTGAAAACTTTTTTAGAGAAAATATGTATCCCGAAGAAGGCGGAGACTTTACATTAAAGTATCCCAACAGATTTAAAATAGAATTCTATAATGGCGCTAGTATAAACAAATACATGCCAACAATAAAAGAGTGTTACTTGATATCTCTTAATACAACATATAATTCCACATCTAATGCCTTTCATGATAAAGGTCAACCAGTTGAAGTTGATATTGCTGTTACATTCCAAGAAGTAAAAGCTTTAACACGAGGTGATTTATATGAAGAAGAACCAGAAGCAACAGAAGAAAAAACTGAGGATAATGGATAATGGCATTTTTTAAATTATTTCCAAAAGTTGGATACGACTTAAATAGATCCGGTATATTACAAAATGTAGTTAATATCTATAGATCGGTAAGACCACTACAAGAGTTTGTAGATAATGTTGCTGCATATAATGTATATGAAATTAAAAATGGTGAACGGCCTGATATTGTTTCTGAAAGATTATATGGTACTCCAGATTATTACTGGACGTTTTTTATCGTCAATGAATATTTACATGACGGCCTGGCATCATGGCCTATGTCCCAGGAAGCTTTAATGAAATATTTTGAGACAGAATATGAAGGCTTTGCAATTACTACTAAATCTGTTATAAGAAGAAATAGTGACCAACTTATTACCGACCACGAAAATTCTTTATCAGGTAGGTTTAAGTTAGGAGAAACAATTACTGGTTCTGGAAATAATGCTACAGGTAAACTTACTAAAAAACTTAGTGATTTAAATCAGTTGATAGTACAAGATTGCGTAGGTAGTTTTATTGGTGACCCAGATGCTGTACCCAATACTACAGAAGTTGTGACAGGTGGTACAAGTGAAGATTCCGTGGATACCTATAGAGTATATAAGTACATAGATGCTCCATATTATTACTATGTTGAGAATGATGTAGAACAAAGAATATCAGATAATGGTGTTTTTATCCAAGGAGCAACTCCTGAAAGTGATTTAAGTTTTATAAGTAATAGAGCTCATTTGGAATCGACAAATTCAGAAAGGTCGCAGATGAGAGTAGTATCACCAAGGTACATATCCCAATTCGTAGATAAATTTGAAGAAATATTAAACAATGACTAAGGCTAGAAATACTACTAAACTTATAGGGAATTCCGGAGTAGTACCCGGATCATACATTCTTTCTAAGCTAGATTTAACTACTACCAAAGGGCAGGTGTTTGATATTAAACAGCTTGTAACTGGTATTACTATTACTGAAAGTATTTACATGGCTTCTATAGAAGCTGAGATTGTAATACTGGATGGTGTTAATTTATTTGAAGAATTAAAACTTAATGGTGATGAGAAGATTGATATGATTATTAAGATTAAAGAGCTTGAATCGGGTGACACTGAAAAACATAATCACACATTTTATATTTCAGAAATATTAGATTTTGCTAGAAAAAGAAATGGATCATCCACTTATCTTTTAAGATGTTTATCAAAACATGCATATATTAATAATACTAAAATATTAACTAAAAATAGAAGTGGTACAATAGGTACTATTATAAAAAATATATGCACCTCTGATTTAAAAATTAAAGATAAATATTTAGATGTTAATACTTCTACCTCTCAGAGTATTAATTGTATTATACCATCCCTGCGGCCTTTTGCTGCAATTAAATGGTTGAACACTAATGCATTTACTACTACTGGTGCTCCATTTTATTTTTTTGAAACACTTAATAGTGGAGTAAAATATAAATCATATGAGGATTTTGTTGACAGCGAGCCAGTAACAGAATATATACATACACCAGTTCTAA